GCCATTTCCAGCAAACAGTTCACGAAGCTCTGCAAATGAACGAGAACCACGATCTCCAATATTGTAGTAATACAAATCTCCAAAGATAATGGTCTTAGCACCTGCTTCAATCGTAGGCATATATGCTGATGTGTAAACAGGATAACCCAGCAGTTTATCTGGTTCACCTGCTACAAGGGCTGGTTGCCACATATATGCACCGTTACCGTCTTTAAGTTTTCTTAGTGCCGCAATGGTCTGGTCATTTAAAATAAAGACCGCATTTTTACGGTAAGGTCTTTTAAGGGAATACACCAGATTAATAACTTCATCAGCTGTAATTGCTGTCGCGGAGGCAGTGGTTACTCCTACTTCAGCACCGCCGCTTGCAGCTAAGATTCCGAGCGGCTTTCCTATTCCATTTCCATTGAGGAAGGCATCCTCTTCCGCATTGGCAAGAGCCTTATAAAACTCGCCAATAATGTAATTCTCAAGCTCGAAGGCATTATCATAGAGCAGTTCCTCAGTAACCTTTACGGCAACATGAAGTTTATGTGCATCCAGGTTAATTTGAGAGAATGTTGCATCGCTAAACACAAGGGCCTCACCCTCATCAATCCATGCAGCAGCAGGTTTTGTAGCTGCAATATTGATTTTCCTCTCCCCAGATGTTGTAATTATGTGACCCAGCTTACGGATGATATTCTCATCCTTCAGGCCATCAACCAGTCTGCTGTCGTATTCTGTAGGTACAAGATATCCACCATCTGCGTCAATGCCTTCTTGAAGGACATTGGATACATTTCTAAAGTTTGAGCGAAGGGCCGAGAGCATGGCTTTCTTATAGGAATCAGCCGAACGACCTGTTTTAACCTCATCATTATCCATGCTGCCATTCATTGGTTTTTCAGTAATTGGCTTACTTACAGGTTTTTCAAGTTCATTGTCAAGCAAGGCTTGTTTTTCCAGACGGTCAATCTCTTTTCCAAGAGCAATTACATCTGCTTCCATTTTGTTATATGTGGCTTCGTCCTCAGCAGAAATAAGGCCGTCAGTGCCACGCTTGGTATCTAAGAATGCCTTAGCAGCATCCCATGCTTTGGCGCGTTTTTCACGCAGTTCTAAAATCTTGTTCATTGATTATTCCTCCTATTAATGAATGATGTTGTTTAGTCGCTTTTCAAAGTCAGCGACAGGCTTACCAGTTGGTTTTACTAAAGTATCTTTTTCAGGGCAGACCTTGCTAAGCAGTGAATTGGTGACAGCCCTGCGGCTAAACGCATAAGTGAAGTCGTCTTGTTGAATATGCTTTTTCTCATCTTCCAAAATTTCATCTGCAAAGCCGAGTTCAATTGCCTTATTGGCATTCAGCCAAGTTTCCGCATCCATGAGATGAGAAAGCTTGGTTCTTGATAAACCAGTCTTGATTTCATAGGCATTGATGATGCTTTCCTTAACCTCCGATAGCATCGCTATGGCCTTTTGCATCTCTTCGCTGTCACCAATGGCTACAGTCAAGGGATTATGCACCATCATCAGTGCAGTAGGTGCCATAAATACAGTAGTTCCTGCCATAGCAATTACAGAGGCAGCAGATGCTGCGATGCCATCAATCTTGACAGTAACCTTGCCTTTGTAGTCCATGAGCATGGTGTAAATCTGACTTGCAGCGATACAGTCACCGCCGGGAGAATTGAGCCAAATAACAATGTCACCCTCACCGGCAAACAAATCTTCTTTGAAAGCCTTAGGAGTGACATCATCATCAAACCATGATTCCTCGGCAATCACGCCGTCGAGGTAGAGCGTTCGAGTGTCGGATTTTTCGTCCTTGACCCAGTTCCAAAATTTCTTCATTGGGTTTCCTCCAATCTTGTCGTATTTGCGAACGCACCAGCGTCCTGTAATTTGGTCATTGCTCCATTAATGAGATAAAGATCACCTCCAAGTTCCTCAGGTATTCTGTCGAGGTTTTCCAACTCTCTAATGTCATTGGCACTCATCCAGCCATTTTGCCTTGCTGTTGCATAGCCGCCCATACGGCTTGCATAATCGCCCCTAAGCAGACCGTCCACATTAAACTTGATGAATACGGTAGGCTTTTCACTTTCCATGAGCAGAGAGCGGTACATATTTTGCTCCCAGCGGACCACCCAAGGGTCAAGGGTGTATTTTACAAACTCTAGTGATTGCTGTTCTATATTTGAAAAGCTACTTTTCTCAAGGTCTGCAAGCATATGGGGCGGTATCCTAAAAATACGGGCGATCTCATTGATTTGAAATTTCCTTGTTTCAAGAAACTGAGCCTGCTCCGGAGGAATACCTATTTGCTGGTATTTCATACCTTCTTCTAAAACAGCTACTCTATGAGAGTTGCTTGAACCTTGATAGGCAGCATTCCAGCTTTCCTTAACTTTTTGTGGATCTTTAATAGTTCCCGGATGCTCCAGCACACCACCCGGTGCCGCTCCGTTTGCGAAAAACTTCGCCCCGTATTCTTCGGTGGCCATTGCAAGTCCTATGGCATTTTTCGCCATAGCTATAGGTGAATAACCTAAAAGTCCATCAAAACCTAAGCCTGGGATATGGAGCACATCGGTTGAATCCAGATAGACCAGGTTCTCACTTCCAAGAGTAGGAGCGTCTTTTGTACCACGCTGATACACATAAAAAAGCCGACCGTTTTTATCTCGGTCGACTGTCATTTTGTTTGGCATCAGCGGGTAGAGGGCGATAACTTCCCCACGAGCATTTCTTATAATCTGAGCATAGGCATTGCCCCAAAGTAGAAGATGGCTCATCAGAGTTTCCCTGAAAGTAAAAGAGGTCATCTCTGGATTTGGCTCATCGTGGAGCAACTTGTACAGCGAGTGTTTTAAATTCTTTTCTTTACCGCCACTGTCATTGTACTTATATACATGAAGCGGAAGTCCAGCGAGTGTCTCAGCAAGTATTCGCACACATGAGTATACTGCGGTCATCTGCATTGCTGTATGTTCATTGACCGTTTTCCCGGCTGTTGTTCCACCGAAAAAGAAACTATAGCGGCTAACACCAAGGCTGTCCTTAGGCTTATCACGAGCCTTAAAGATCCCTTGAAGGATTCCCATAAACATCACTCTCCTTTAAAATGGGCATGAAAAAAGCACCTCTTGCGAGATGCTGATCGATGTATGTGTTATTTGTAATTAGAACTTATTTTTATACGCTACTTTCAAATCAACATATTTTGATAAGTTCATTCCTTTGTTTACTTCCGTCTGATATGACTCCCGCATCTGAGCTGCTTTCACCACATCAATAGGCTTGACTCCAGCATTACGCATTTCATCACCGTATATAATACCAAAGAGGTGAATCATAGTGGATTTGTTTGCACCTTCGGTTTCATACATTTCTCTTAGTTTATTTCCTAATTCTAATAAGGTCATTTCTTCGCCTCCATATAAAAATCTATAGCTTGTCGTGATAATAGCAGCATATCATAAATATTCGTAGCTGTGTTATGATTTTATAGAATCATAGGGTGGTTACAAATTAGAATATTAATAAACCTCTTTCGTCATACACAGAGGAATCCATACTACCACCACAGCGAATTGCACGGTCAAGGGCCATAATAGTTGCCACGGCTCCGTCAATTTTCTCAGTGGATTTTTCTTTGTCGGCCTTTATATTTCCCGCTGGGTCGGTTCGGACAAATATATTATCCATCATCCACCTGAGAACCGGATGTCCACCATGAGCAATTTTTTGCTCCAGAGTTAACTTCATCAGTTCCTTGGTGGGAGGAGACATATCTTTAAAGCCCTGGCCAAAGGGAACAACTGTGAATCCCATCCCTTCGAGGTTTTGAACCATATGGACAGCACCCCACCTATCAAAAGCAATTTCTCTAATATTATACTTGGTGCCAAGCTCCTCGATAAAAGTTTCAATAAAGCCATAATGGACCACGTTACCTTCCGTAGTCTTGAGGAAGCCTTGCTTTTCCCAAACATCGTAATTAACATGGTCACGCCGCACCCGAAGATCAATATTGTCTTCCGGTATCCAAAAGAAAGGCATAACAGTATATTTGTCATCCTCATCAAGTGGAGGAAAAACAAGAACAAAGGCAGTGATGTCGGTAGAAGATGACAGGTCAAGACCTCCATAACAGACCCGACCTTTTAAGGATTCAGGATCGACAGCAAAAGCGCATGCATCCCATTTATCCATTGGCATCCAGCGTACAGCCTGTTTGACCCATTGGTTAAGTCTCAGCTGGCGGAAGCTGTTTTCTTCAGCAGGGTTTTGCCTTGCAGATTCAAATGCTGCCTTAACTTTGTCCATGCCAACTGTAATGCCAAGAGAAGGGTTTGCTTTTTTCCATACTTTAGGGTCCGTCCAGTCATCCTCTAATTCTGCGCCGTATATGACAGGATAGAAGGTAGGGTCATTTTTTCGTCCTTTCATAATATCAAGAGCCTTTTGATGTACCTCCCAGCAGATAGAGTTTTGGTTATCTCCGGCTGTAGTGATGAGAAAATACAGTGGCTGCATTCTTGCATCACCACTTCCTTTTGTCATAACATCAAAGAGCTTTCTGTTTGGCTGGGTATGAAGTTCATCAAATACCACACCGTGGGTATTGAAGCCATGCTTGTTGCTTACATCAGCTGACAGCACTTGATAAATACTGCCTGTTGGTTGATAAATAAGCCGCTTTGTAGAATCGAGAATCTTTACTCGCTTTTTTAAAGCTGGGCACATTCTCACCATATCCGCAGCAACATTAAAAACGATGGAAGCCTGGTTTCTATCAGCAGCACAGCCATAAACTTCAGCACGTTCTTCATTATCTCCGCAAGTGAGTAACAGGGCAACAGCCGCCGCAAGCTCACTTTTTCCCATCTTTTTTGGTATTTCCACATAAGCAGTATTAAACTGTCTATAGCCGTTGGGTTTTAGAGTTCCAAATATATCTCTGATAATTTGCTCCTGCCAGTCGATAAGTTCAAAAGGCTTGCCCGCCCATGTTCCTTTGGTATGGGAGAGGGCCTCAATAAAGGACACGGCATAATCAGCTGTGGCTTTGTCGTAGATTGAATCATCGGATTTAAACCGTGTCGGTTTGTATTTCTTAAGCTTTCTAATATAAGCCGCCTCCTTCCAGACATAAAAATAGACCTGCATATGCAAGTCCTCAAAATCTATTTATACGAGAAACAGAGCCTTTAAGGCACTGCTCTCAGGTTAATATCTTCTTATTTTTCTTCGCCGGTTAATATAAAATGAACATATTCCTTGCGGTGCTCTTCGAGATAAATCACCAATTCAAAGAAGTCCATTTCATGGGCAATGCGCTGGACTGTAGTTACATCAAACATATTTGTGAACCCGGTATTTCTGATTACGAGTATTTGTTCTTTAACCTTTTTATCCATTTCAATCCTCCATAGAATCTTGTACTGCCTGCTTCAGTATGGCTGTGTCGAAGCCAGCGCTTTTATAGCCATCTAGTATTACACTGTAGTAAAAGCAACTGGGGGTGCCCAGAGGCCTTTCACCATTCATGATATAGACCATTGCATCAACTGATTTTTTGCCCTGTTTTACCTTGATTGTTTCTTTTCGGTAGAGGAAGGGAAAACCCTCATAACGGTCGAGTGCAACTTCATCAGCTGGAGTAATCTCCCACAAAAGGCAGGGTACAGTCTTGCCCTTACAAGGCTCCACGGTTGCCACAGAACCGCCGTGTCCGCCTCGAAACAACAACTGGTAGTCCTTTAGGATAGCTGAACCGACAGGCTTTGCAGTGGGGCAACGGTTCGCCATTTGTTCGAGATTTAAATTGGAGCCGTATGCCAGGTACAGTTTTTTATTCATCGTTTATATCCTCCTTT